TTCCGATCTCTCCTTATCCTTTTTATGCTCTCACTGCGAGGACTACCACAGGAGATACCGTGTTTGACCCCTTGAATGGAGTTATTGCCGATTTCCACCTGGGCTGTCCGTCGAAGTAATAGGTGAACCTGAAAAGCTGCTGACCGTAGATGAAATCAACATGGATGCTCATGGCTTCCTGGATGTCGCCCATGTCGGCGCAGACATACTGGCTCCAGTCGGCGAGGATAATATCGCCTTCCGTACCGAGTGTTTCACACTGCTCGATCTCGATAACCGGTGCCCCCTTGATTCTCAAAACTCCCTGGGAATCATAGGTGATAAAGCGAGGCTCCAAGGCGCCTGTACCTGCCGTGATCGAAAGAGCATCAAGCTCGGGATTGACATCGCGGTTGATAAACCACGCTGCATTGGTCCGGCGCCCGGTAAATCTCGCCCACATCTTTGACAGGTTCGTAGTGAGAATGGTTTTTGCCTTCTGGTTGGTCTCCTTTGCAACGCTGACTTTGCAGTTTGCATTGAGTATGCCAAGGGCTTCACCGGCACCGCTTCCACGGATTGCAAGGTTCTGACACTTGAATGAAAACTCCTCACCAAAAAGCTGTCTTACTTCCTGACCGAGAAAGGTCACGTTTCTCATCATCTCATCGGATGCAGGGAAAAGGCCGGTCAATTTCTGAGGCTCGATCCTGACCTCTGCGAATTCAGGTTTGCTCGCGGTATATGCACCGAGTTCCTTGTTTGTATAAACCCTGATCCCGCCGCCGCGCGAACCATCGACTCTTGACTTTTCATCAATGCCGATGATCTTCACGTACTGAGTCGCTGTGAGTGTTCTTTTGGAAGTCCTGGGGAGGATCTCAGAGTTATTAAACCCATTTGTCATGAGTTCGGTTGATGTTTCGCCCTGGAGGAAGATACCACCTTCAGACGGTACGCTGACTGCCATACCACCCGAAACGTTTATTGCACGGCCTTCCTTTTTTTCAAGGAGTTTGGCAGTTTTTTCCATGCTCCGTTTCTGAGACTTCTCTACCCTTGAACGGGCTTCTGCCACTTCTGAATCCTTGAATCTTGTCGGCTCAGAGATTGTCCTGATGTCCATGAGTTGCATACCGAGGGCCGTAGCGGATGATCCGCGATAAATGGGCTGATCCTCTACGGTAATCCTGCCGCCTTCATCGGGGTTTACTCCCCTTGTCAATGCCCCCGTTCTGTCGGACTCATCGCCTTCGCCATAAAGCTTCTTACGCAGTTCGTCCTCGGCCTTGAAATCGTCCCATTCGCGTTGAGTGGCTTCGATCTCAGCCTTGAGGCTTGCCCGTTCTGCCAATTCCTCAGCGGTCAATGCTCTTTTCTCTGCCTCTGCCTTTGTACGGATCGCTTCCATTTTTCTGAAAGCGGCATCCATTAATTTCTGCCATTTGTTCATGGTGTTACCTCCTTTATTCCTTTAATTTTCCTGTATGTTTCGTCTTCCTCTGCGATAAGGCTATTCAAGACCATCGGGTCAAGTTCGCCTTCTTTACCGTTCGTCAGAGCGGCTGTTTTCCTGTTTTCTTCCATCTTCCTGAGTGCAACGCTTGTATCATTGTACGCTGCAAATGTTACATAGCTGACATCGTAAATCTTGTCAAATTCCTTGATGTGCCTTACTATAGGGTCTTTGCTGTTCTTTGGATATGTCCATTCATCAACGGCGACGGTAAAGCCAAATGACATTTCCCGAATATCCCCACGCTCAATAGATTCGATTAGGGCATCAACAAAGGGATTTCTTTGGGGAGGATCAATTTCAATGTCAACCCCTTCATCCACTTCTTTGAGCCGAAGAGTTTTGGCTGATTGACGACCAAGGGGAAGAAGACTATCGCTATTGTGTCCATACAATGCGCGAATGTCGGATCTCTTAAGGGCCTTCTTTGCCGCACCTTCGTCAACATATTCGATGAACCCCATATCTTCAGAGGCTTTACCGTAAACGATAGGCATCCCGCCAAGTTTAACAGCCTCGCCGTCCTTTCTTAGTTCAATCGGAAAACTTCTCACTTCTTTTTCGGGCATGGTGAGCTTCCTTTACCGTCAGTTCGCGTTTCATATTTTGGCGGGACGGCTTTTTCGTACTGCTTTTTCATTTTGTGTTCTCAATCCTCGGTATCTTTCAGCAATGAAGCTGCTTCTTCTTTCAAGTATGCCGTTAAGGCCTTAAATCCCTCTGTTTCGTTTGCTTCAAAAAATCCCCTGAATTTTGTCCTTGCTGGATAAACATCAGAAATGGCTCCGTCGCTTTCAATTTGAAATACAACAACCCATCCGAACAGATGAAGTATTCTGTTTACCCACCACAGAAGGCCGATTTTCCTGAATTCTTCCCATGTCCTGCGTTCGTTCACGATTTAACCCCCGTCAACGCCTGCAAGTGCCCGATAAAGGCCTCTGCAAGACTTTTTGTCTGCATTTCAGCTATTGGAATAGCCTCTCTCTCTGTCCATTCCCCGTTTTTAGGTTCGAGATTCAGCGATGTTTCGACGTAATCAGAGGCGAAATTAGAGCAGAAAATGTCTATAAATCTCTGCGTTTCGGCCTGAAAACTGTCATATTTTAGGCCGTTTAACTCAGTTTCCATGCCTGTTAGGGCCTCCGCAAAGCTTAAAAACACTGGAAATGCCTGTTTTCTGATGAAATCGGGGAAATCCCGGTAAAATTCAGCCATAGCACCATTGTTTCCCTGATTTTTCCTGATCCAGTTGACGCGTTGCGCTTCCTGTCGAGTGATCCTGCCTATGGCATCCGTGAATAGCCGTTGATAAGCACTTTCAAGGCGGGAACGGTAGATAGTACGGTTTTTCTGTTCTTTGGGTGCTGTTTCCTGCGGTTTGCCTGCATCCTCAAGCGGTATCATGTTCAATGGGACAAAACGCTTATCTCCATCCGGGCCTATGGGGTTTCTATTCTCAAGTTCGTTAATTTCGTTAGGAGTTATGCCTCCAACGGCAAATAATTTTGTATAATATTCCCCGCGCGCCTCTGCATCCCCGCGCATAAGACCATCGATAAGATGTTCAAAGAAATATTCCTTGCGTTCTTCGGCAGTCAGCAAGTTCATGTTGTAGGATTGCTCAAGTCTGACAAGCCATGGACGAAGGGTTTTTACCACGTAATCAAGACTGAACTGCTCTGCGCTGGCATAGGTGCTGGCCTTATCATATTCTCCATACATCTGTGGAGGAAGGCGATATATCCTCGTGCCTATGTCGACATTGTTATATTTCCTCGTTTCAAGGAACTGGGCCTCATTATTCGGGATACCAAGTTTTTCAACCTTCGATGCCTCCTCAACGAGCATTGCCCGGTGATGTTTACCCATACCCGCATAAACATCATTGATCGCCTCTCTGAGTGCTTTGGGATCTTTCAATATGCCTTGATGGGTTATAACGATTGACGGATGTATACCGCTCCCGAAATATTCACTTCCAAAATCTTCGAGCGATTTCCCCTGACCGATCGCTTCACGCGCCGCTCCAATGGGAGAATATCCGGTAAGGCCGTTAAAACTCAGACCGGGGATGTGGAGGATCTTTTCGCGGGGAAGGTCAATATCTGTTAAACCTGTCCCCGCCATGCTAATGTGGTAATAAATAGCATTCACTGGAAGATTTTTGATCTCTCCCTTGTTACGCTTAACTGTTACCCTGTTGGGAGTAATAGGCCATAAGGCTTTGATCGTATCGCGGCCTACTGATCCCCGCCCATATTGCTTTTCAGCATATGCATTGCCCCAGGAAAGAATGTGTGATTTAAGCGTTTCCCTGAAACTCATAGCGGTCATTTCAGGATTTGGAGAGTCGTGAAGGAAGGAGTATAGTGGATGCTCTGTCGCTCGTTTCTTGCCTCCACTCGGTAAGCGTCGGTGAAGATGGAGAGGGAGGCTTGCGCTATCCTCAGAAAGTATTTTGATACAGCACCACACAATAGCAAGCTGCATGGCATTAAATTCAGAGATCGAGGCGCCTGATTTGGTTTGGGGCCCTACCCCGCCGTAAAAGAAACCGCCCGGCTGATACCACGAATCGGCGATACCACCCACAGCGGATGCCATACGTCTTTCAAGACCATCTATGATCCCCATTTATGCCGCCTTCTTCTTGCCGAGGAAAAGTCCTATCCAGAGCAAGACTGCCCCGATAACCACATAGGACACCCAGGGTTTAAACAAGTAGAGGCCGTATCCCATGAGGATAAGGCCCCCAAATACGAAAACATCTCTTCTGTCGAAAATATTCTTTACAAGTCCCCATACGTTAAATAATTTTTTCAATAGCCCTCTACACAAAAACCTCTTGATGTTTTGGACACACGCTCATATAGGGAGTATTGCAGGGATTATTTAATTACGCAAAGTGAGTCAGGGGTACATCAGGGGTACATCAGGGGTACAAAATGATAGCAAAATGGGTACAAAATAAATACATAGAGATATTTATTGAATCAGCGCACCGGGAGCATCGGGATGAATCGTTAAACGTGAACCGCTATGTAAGGCTATAACTATTTTATCAGATTGAACTTCTATGACTATTCCTGCCACTAAAATATAATGCTCTTCGTCAACATAAAGCCTTATATCCTCAAATACCGTGCCAACCACTACGGTTATTTCCTGCCTTTCTCCATTCTTTGATTTTCCATTAAAAATCATATAGATGCTTTCTCCTTCTCCCGGTACGCTTCTATACTCAGCACCGGCGTTCTATCATCATACGTCAAAAGTCGCATTTTCTTCAATATCTTCCTTGCCGTCCGTTTATCCTTCACATCGAGAACCTTACAGATACTTTTCCAGCCTCGACATTGTAATTGCAGTGCGGTCATTTCACCTTCACATTGGCCGGCGGTGATCCTTCTCCACGTAATCTCTTTTTCAGTTCATCGAGCACGGCAAACGGATGGAAAAATATCCCACAAGTGGTACAGAGGAATAGAGGAAAGGTCATTTTCTGCTGATCCTCTGGGGGCGTCGGAAGTAAAAACTGAACAACAATATGATTCCCTTCATCCCGGATTCTCTTTTTGCAGATAGGGCAGATTGCAAGTATCGGTGCTTCTTTCTTGTTATCGTCACTCATAATTATTTTCCTCCTATCTTTTCCAGCAGTCTATTGAACCAGGGTTTCTTTCCCGTTGATAGTATTTTTACCTGTTCCGCTGAACCTAACCCGGTATAGTGTTTTTCAAATGCTTTTTTGATAGCCATTATCTTATCTTCATTCGGTTGAAATAAAGAACATTCGCCCGTTAAATTAATATCCTTGCATTTAGCCTGATAGAATGCGCCTGTAACAAAGTTAGTTCTCATGGCTTTTGGCGACAAACATATAGATTCAGGATGAGGTTCATACATTGAACCTGCTGGTTTACAAATAAAATGGCAATCTTTACATAATTTCATACAACCTCCTTAAAGCGCCATGCGTTCTTTGATTTCTTTCTCTGTCATGCCTTCATAAACCGATTTAATCTTACGCGCCTCCGGATTCATAGCCATAAGTGCCACGGCGTTAAATGTAGCCATCAATGGATCAATTTTCCCGGTCCCACTTGCCTGTTTCGTAATAATAATCGCATTGCCCCTCGGCTCTACCCTTGCATTGCCGACACACCAGGTCATGAGTGCCCTTCCACCATGAAGGAGGGTCTTTTCTGCTACTTTGCGTTCAGTTGTCTTAATAGCTCCATTCAAACGCCATCCTTGAGGGATTCCGACAATCCGATCATGCTCTATCTTCAATTCACCATTTTCGTTCCCGGCCTCTAACTCATCGACAATTGCACCGATTCCGGCTTGGTCGACCCCGATCCGGTCAAGAAGCCCTGCAGCTTCACACTTCCTAACAATATCACCCACCTGTTTAATATCCTGGCCGATATCATCAACTATAATCAGGTCCCCATCTTTCGCAAAATCATGGTATTTGGGGGCCTCTGACTTCCGACGTTCAAGAGCGATAGGGTTACACCATGCGATTATCCATAAAAGCCAGTTTCCGTTTTCCGCATCCCTCCCCAGGACGGAAAGGCCCAGAAGGTCATCAAGTCCGCCGCCATCGATACCGATCTCAATCACCTCGCATCGTTCAAGGATTGTCTCAAGGGTGACTTCTCCTGTCGCCTCCTCCCAGAAATCAGTCCCTGCCCAATTTTGAGCCTTTGCTGAAACTCCGATCTGTATGTTCAAATGCTTGGCAAGAAAACTTTGCATTGAGGTCGGGCCTTCAATCTCAGATTTCTTAAACTCCCGGATAATAGTTTCTTCATCCACCGATGCACCCAAGTTCGGGTTTGGGATGTAGAAGTTTTTTGGGTTAAGGTGTTGTTTGTCCTTAATCATCTTCTCAGGAAATTCATAAATCACTGGCAGAAATGCTGGATCATTGATCTTTCCATCTCGAACATCACGGGCATACTGCAATTTGTCTGCAAACACCCCCGCAGGAGCTTCATCACTCTGCGTTGTTAGCCAGATAACAAAACCTTCAGGGCGTGCCATAAGACCACCCGTCGCCTCCTTAAACATACTCGTCGCATTGGGTCGCTTTCCGAAAAGCCAAAGTTCTTCAACCAAGATACCAACACCCTTCAACCCACCGACAGTATCACTTTCAGCCGCGACAATTTTCAGCGTCGCCCCGCTATTCAGATTGGTGATTTGCCTGATATGATCCTGTGGGTGCATAAGATCCGCAAGATCTTCATCGGAACCGATCATTCCACATGCGGGCTTGAATGAATTACCTGCTACTTCAACGGTAGGCGCAACAATGAAGAATTCGCCCGCCTGACGCCAATTCAAAATCAGGGCAGTCATCATGATTGCTGCCGACATTCCAGATTTGTCATTTTTTTTTGCTACCATGACAAAAAATTCCCGTATTAATCTGCGCCCGGTCTCTGGATCGCACGACCCGAAAATATGGGATACAAGATCGAACTGCCATTGCCGGCCTACTTGCCCATAGGTAGGACATCCGGGAACATCCTTAAGGTGAAGTTCTTTAAAAACAGACAATCCCCTTTCCGCCTCTTCCGGGAATAATGGCGGGAAGGTAATGAGGGATTCACCTTTCAAAACTTTGTTTTCCCAGTCGGGGCAGGCGGTAGACCAGATCATTTCACTACCTTCAACACTGAACTCAGTAGACAGTATGAAAGCGCTAAAACTAATTCATCCATTTGGCTTTGCCCATGCTTTTTAATCCACTTTTTAAATATCTTCTTCCGTTGCCTCTTATTCATCTTCATCCCCCAATAAATCTACGCTTACATAATTGGCCTTTTTGCATTCCAATGAACCATGCTTGGCCGTTAGAATCGATTACGGTTGTTGGCCCGTCATCATCCTGCCAAAGAACTATATCCATTTCTGGCAAATTTTCAAGTTCAGCTTGGGTTATATCTTTTCCGTTCGCTTCCATCTTAACTATCCTCCTATTTCACCACCTTCAGCGGCGGCTTACTCGGTGCAAATTTGCCTTCGCCTGCCTTTTTCGCTCGATCGGCCTTATCTTCTTTCGCGCTTCCCTCTCCTTTGCGGGGATGGATGAAGGGAGCGGCGGCAATGGCCATTTTATCCCGTCTGTCTTTCTCGGCCTTCGGATCGTTCATGACCTTGAGCATATAGTCAAGAGGGGTCATGTTCTCTGCGGCGGCGTTTGCGGTAATTTCAGGGTCAACCTTGGTTTCCTTTTCAATCTCCGCGCCGATCTTCACCATGAGCCGCTTTTCGGCGGTCGATAACGGTTTCTGTTTTTTGTCCACGTTGGCGACGCGTATCAAAAATTCCTGGTATGTTTTGTATCGCGCCCTTTTGCCAATATCAACCATCTGCTGGATTTTGTCCTGATCTGTCCGTTCAACCCTTTTCTTGTTTTTCGATCCCTTGCGGGGCTTGCTGTCTTTTGAACCTACTTTCCTGCCCGCTCCGGGCCTGTAGCCTCCACGTGACATGATTACCTCCTTTTTGTTTTTTGTTTTCATTCGAGCACCTTCTTTGCCAAACCTTCTTCCAACTTACTCGTGAATGGCTTCTGCATATTTATTGTGATAGCAAGATGAAGGGTATCTGCCAACGCCTCACCATCAACATACTTTCCGTATTTTATTTCCATTCCTTCGGGAAGACTTTTTATAAATTCCGCCTTCTGATCGTATGATTGAAATATAAGACATACCCAGAAGTTAAGTTCATTTTTATCTTTTCCTCGTGCTCTCGATTTCTCACGTTGTTCAATAAATTTTGCCAACTTGGGGTTATCTTCTGAAATATCGGCCATAGTGAGTTTTTCTTTTTTTGGTTCATCTTGATGCACCGCCGTCATCATCAATTCAATTTCATGGGAGTTGAAGCCAAAAAGCTCAGTATCAAAAGCGCCGTCATCGAGTTCGATAATAATTTCTCGTAGAAGCGGCATATCAAACTCACCGCCATGCTGATTCGCCGCTACATTCGCCGCAGCCTCCTTTTTCTCCGGCCAGTCAACCTCACGATATTGCCAACGGCCTTCCGGGGTGTCGATATACCCCAAGGCGACCGTACCGACCTTATCGGTATGGTGGATCTTAACAATCGGCCATGAGGGGTCGAGGTTCTTGATTCGCTGATGTCCGCCGATAAGGTTCCCCGTCTTAACATTCCTGATGATCCCGGAGAGGTCCCCGAACTCCCGCATAGACTTTTTGAGCAT